GACGCGAATAAGGACTTCATGATCTGTGATATGAGCTCTCCCGATGACGGGCGATATATCAACGCGGGTGATATGAAAACAGGCGATACACTTTACATCCGTTACGCTCGCAACACGAAGCAAACGAGCTGCGTTAAGAACTAAACCACTTTCCCCGTTTTTCATTTTTCACCATTTGCAAGGAATTACGACCATGACCACAACAACAATAAATCTGAGAAGCACGAAACTGATTTCTGACTATGTTCGCACGGTTGACACCATGCGGACCCTCGCGAAGAAACTCAGCGAGTTAAGTAAACTCGAAGAACGCATGCGTCCCGCTGTGCTCGACGCAATCGGCGAACGCGCAGAGAAAGAGATTCGAAAGCAGATCCGCATTCTTGAACCATCCGTGAAAGAGTCCATTGGACAAATCGACGGACAAAAGACCGTTGAAGAGTTCAAGGCAATCGGATTGCCAGTAACAACGAGGAGCCCGGAATTCGTGCCTCCCGCAACATTCAAGGCGCTTGTCTTGAAAGGCGCAGTCCCGGAACATCTTGTCAAACGAGAAACCGAAACCCTGATCATCGTCCACTAAGACCACCATCAAACCCGCTCGCATTGTGCGAGCGGGTTTTCCATTTTTCCATTTGAACAGGATTGAAACCCATGAAGCTACTTTCCCCAGCATCAGCCAACACGAAGACACGCAAGAGCGCGGAGAAAGCTAAGGAATACAGAATTGTCAGTTTAATGCTATCGCCGGCAGACAGCGCAGGCGGAAAGACAAACTGCAGTCACTCGACGAGCGCTTGCGAAAAATTGTGTGTGGGAGGGGATGGAATTGGATTAGCCCAGGTCTTCCAGAAAATTGGGGAAAGTAGACGAGAAAAGACACGCTGGCTTCACGCTGACCGCGCCGGATTCATGAAGCAACTCGAAACCGAATTAGAGACAGAACAACGTCTGGCAGATCGAGAAGGAACGACGCTTGTCGCTCGTTTGAATTGTTTTAGTGACCTGAATTGGTTTTCCCTGATCCGTCGGTTTCCGTCCATGGTCGCCTACGATTATACGAAGAACCTACAGCGCATCACATCGCCGGAGAAGCCTGAAAATTATTGGCTGACTGGATCTTGGACGGAAAACAAAGCAAACCAACGGGATTGCATTGAACTTTTGCGCAGGGGCGAGAATATCGCCGTGGCGTTTGCAGATCTTGCAGGCCATTTTGTGGGAAATAGGGCGTTGAACCAGCGCATCCCGAAGACGTGGACTCTGGACGGCACGGAGTTCAATTGCCTGGACGGGGACGACTCGGACCTGCGCCACCTAGACAGACGCGCGAAACCCGGAAAGCCAGGCTATATCGTGGCCCTTCGACTCAAAAGTGGCACATCGGAACAGAGACGCGAATCTATTGAGAGCGGTTTTTGCCAGATTCTGGAGTGATACGACGGAGCGACGCAAACGCCGGACACATTGTGTCCGGCGTTTTTTTGTGCGCCGGATGAAGAGGCAGAAGATATTATTTTTATTTTTCTACATTTCATCTTGACAGTGCTGGGGGGTGCCGATATACTGATGCGGGCGAATTAACTAAACACGACGAACACAAGGAAACACGACGATGAGAACCTTCAACGTGGTACGCGACTTCCCGGGACAATGCCGACTTGTTGAGATCTATGTACACAACGGGGTCCACAAGGTGTTCAACGGCTCGACTTGCGTAGCGGATGCAATCCGACACCTGAGCCGAGTTTGCTCGACAGATAAGAAATTTGAGATTGTCTATTCTTCAGCCTTTGGGAAGTAATCATGAGAAGGGACATCCTCCAAGACTTGCTCGACTTTGCCGAAAATGTCTGGAAAGCCCGAGGGCGATAGCCTCCGGGCCTCCGGGCCTCCGGGCCTCCGGGCCTCCGGGCCTCCGGGCCTCGCATCGAATTCGAACTATCGACGAAATCGTAGAGGCGGCGATGGGGGCATTAACGATGTCACTCAACTACTCCAAAAATAAAAAAACAAATTTGCGTTCCATTTCTCCAATATTTCGTCTACACTTCTACTTCCATCAACAAGGAGTCCAGCATGTCCATCATTCGTTTAATGTCATCGCACGAGTTCTTCAGGGTCATTTCGCCGCACTTTGCAAGCCTGCCAAAGAACATTACGAAACTGCAGATCAATCTGGATTTTGCGTCGACTGATCCGGTAACGGTGACAGCCGAGTTCTTCTGTGACATCGCTGAGAACGGCGATATTATCAGCGAGAAGCAGGAGACAGCGGTCTTCGAGTTAGTGAGGAAAGAATGATCTCAATATCCAACCCCGGCTCCCCCGCCGCCATCGCCGCAGGCTGTCTCTGCCCGATCTCGATGAACAACCAGGGCAACGGCGTATCGACGAACACGCCGAATCTGCGTCGGTTCATCCACATCAGCAATTGCCCGCTGCATGGCACACACATTCCGCAACACACCACCACCACAATCGACAGTTCAGGAGTCCAGCGATGATCCGGATATTCTTTGCTCTCATCTTGCTCACCACAGCCACAAGCCGAATCACAAACGCCGGCGACCCGGGATTCGCCGACAGGTACTTCGCCGCGATGGAATCAGTTGCTCCGACGCCACCGAAGGCTCCGAAAATAAAAAAAGAACCTGTGGTCCGCAAGACGGCAAAGCCTGCGGCACCATCCGTCACATCCGACGGAGTTTACATCAGAAATTCAGCGGGGGATGTGATTGGGATGCGAACACGATGCAAGGCGTGTAGAATCGGGCGTTAGTTCCTCAAGTTTCACAGCGTCGTGAAACACAACAACCATTAGCCGAAGGATCACAAATGTCGAAGCAGTTTCGTTTCAGGATTAACGTCGAGTGCGACGTTCAGAACGCGGATTCCGAGTCAGTCGCCAGGACAGCAGCATTTGCCCTGCTGACCCAGATGCAGTCAGTCACAAAGCGAGGTCGTCCGTCCTCGGACGTGAAGGCGACGATTACGGGGGTGAGCATTGATCAGCCGAGAATGCGGACGTTTGAGAAGACAGAGCAGCTTCCGATGACACCTCGCACGCTGGACGAGTCAGAGACCATCGACGTAACCGAACGCGACCAGTAAGCCTTTCCCCGAAAGCAGTCAGCGATTCCCCCGAGTCGCTGGCTGCTTGTTTTGTTTGAAGGAATTAGAACCATGTCAGTTGGGAATTCAGCAGAAGAGTTGATGGAGAAATTCAGAAAGAAAAGGACAAAAAAGATCATGAAGTCTGCCATAAGCATGGTGAGAGCATTCACTGATCTCTGTGAGGGGACGCACAGTTTAAGTCATGACCTATGGATAGACCTGTACACATACGATCCTCTTGATTACGGAAAGAGTGAGCTTTTGCGTATCGTAAAGGCTCTGAATCTTCTCGCGGATACTTCGGAGCTAAACTGGGAGTTTAGACTTTTTGCGTCTGACGGGGCGATAACAACGATGGCAGATGGATCAAAACCACCAGACAGTGATGAGACTGGCTTTGCACTAATTCCGGATGCAGAATGAAACTCTCCGACCCACAATACCGCGTCCTGCAATCGCCTGCTGAGTGGCTGATTTATGGCGGCGCTGCAGGTTCCGGGAAGAGCCACATTGTTACGCTCGACATGCTCCGGCACTGCCAGGGACCGCATGCGAACCCGTTGTTCCGTGGTTTGATCATGCGTCGAACCTATCCGCAGTTGACCAAGTCAGGAGCCCTGCTGGATCACTGCAAAGAGATGTATAGGCCTTATGGTGCGATTTACAATCACACTCGCAACGAGTTCGAGTTTCCGTGCGGGGCGAAGATTGCTTTGGGATCCTGTCAGTTCGAAAAGAACCTCGAGGACTATCAGGGAGCCCAGCTTGATGCATTGGCGATTGACGAGGCGACACAGTGGCCACTGAAGTTCGTGCAGTACCTCTGGGGGCGATGCAGATCGAAATCCGGGATCCAGCCCCGGATGAAGTTATCCTGCAATCCGGATAACGATTCGTTTCTCTATCGTTTTCTATACTGGTGGCTATCACCGGAGACGGGCCTGCCGATTCCTGAGCGATCAGGAGTTATTCGGCATTTCCGGTACGTCGAGCCGGATTTTCACTGGTACGACGAGCCTCACTACGAGATCAATCAGGAAACCGGAGAGAACGAGTGCGTTTCGACATCCGCGACATTCATCGGCGCGACACTTCGAGACAACACACACCTGATGCAGTCCGACCCAACATATCGCCAACGACTCGAGGCAATGTCAGAAGACGAGCGAGACCGCTTCCTGAACGGCTGCTGGTTGGTCTCGTCGAAGACGGGCGCGGAGTGGGATAGAGAACTGTTCACGGATATTTACATCCCGCTCGAGAAGTTCCCCGTCCCGAAACATGCCAACGACATCGTCCGAATGTTCTGCGTCGACCCGTCGAAGGGACGCTCCGTCAAGAAGGGTGACTATTCGGCAATTGTCTGCATGGCACAAACGTCAGAACTGGCGTACGTCGATGCTGACTTGAAACGACGATCGCCGTCGGAGATTATTGAGGACTTGTTCCTGTTCTGCGATCAGGATCACCACCGGATCAGATCAGGCGACCTGATTGGGATTGAATCGACGCAGTTCCAGAGTATTTTCCGCGACTTGATCATGAACTACGCGGCGAATCATCTGGACTATGCCCTGTCGAAATATTTGATGTCGGGTGGGATAATTATTCCGGTCGAGGACATGCTGAAGAAGGAAATGAGAATCCGTCGAGGGCTTGATAAGCGACTGACGCAGCGAGAGTTCCGGTTCCTCGAGAATCCGGGAACGACGCTGCTTCTGCAGCAGATTAAGCAGTTCGACGGCATCCCGGGAGTCGGCAAGCACGACGACGGGCCGGATGCATTGGCGATGTGTACTCAGTTGCCGCGATATGAGCAGGAATATTGGGAAAATCTGAGGAAGGAGAAGTGACGTGAGTAAGCGAGGCTGCAATTCATGCCGAGAGAAATCAGATCCCGTCGGTGCTGCGATTCAGACGATATCGATGGTCGTCGATCAATCGTTTCAGCAGAATGCGAACGTAGGAATTTACCGGCGTGCAGTGAGATCGACGTTTTGGTGGTGGAGGTTTCTTCGATGATCGCGAAATACCAGTATTCGGCGACCGTCATTTCGATTTACGACGGCGACACGATCACTGTGATGGTCGACCTTGGGTTTGGGTCGCACACGAAGCAGAAACTGAGACTGGCGCGGATCAACACACCGGAAGTCAGAGGACCGCAGCGAGAACAGGGGATTGCGGCGAGGGACTATTTGATCGCCCTGATGCCGGCGGGATCTGAAATCGACGTGAGGACGATCAAGGACAGCCAGGAGAAGTACGGCAGATATCTGGCGGAAGTTTTCAAGGGCGATATTTGCGTGAATGACCTGCTCGTTCAGGCCGGAATGGCGGCATACAAGTCGTACTAAGATTGTTTCGGCGTGTTTTCCTGTGTAATCTGCTGTCGAGGAGACATCAGATGGCATATGCGAACGGTTTACCGACGAGTTGGGTGATTGAGAACGAGAAACTGGCAATCGAGGCTACGAAGGCTGCTGCGCGGATCTTCGAAGAACTTGGAGTCAGTTGCGGCGGAGTGAATGCTAACGGCGATCAGCTTCCGTTCGGTGGCGACGAGCCGTTCGAGAACATTCAGGATGTCCGAGAGGCAATTGTTCTCGGGGATCAGCTTGGCAGAATGCCATGGGGCACGAATGCGAAGGACAATCGGTCCTACTACATCGCCGACACAGGGCATTCCGTCACCGTCAAGCCGAAGGACGAGAATCAGCCGAACTCAGAGTCGGTTCGCAAGGTGGAGGCGTTCCTCGAACTCTGGATGGCCGAGAATCAGTGGCAGAACCGGCAATCGGAAGTCAGCCAGCGATGCGACCGTCACGGCGAGGTGTTTGATCTGCTGAGTTACGACGACGACGGAATGATCCGGGTTTACTTCGGAGAGCCGCAGGATCTCGACGACGACCCGAAGAGCAATTTCGTGGATCCAGACGACGCGACGAAGGAATACTTCGATTCGCTGGGCGTGCGGAAGACGAATGACGTGCGGGCAAAGCCGGTCGCGTACTTCCTGAAGGATGTTTGGTATCCGGACCTGCGATTCGTTACGAAAATGACGAAGGAAGGAGGGCTCGCGGATTACCGGGGCGACACGATCCCGCTGATGGAAGAATCTCAGGATCGCATTCTGGTTCAGCATCGTAAGAGAAACGTACTGTCAGCGGATCCCCGGGGACTGACACTGTACTGGCCGGTACGCGAGGAACTGATCTTCGCGAAGAAATTGCTGGCGAATTTGATGCGAACCAGTTCGTTTCAGGCTGCGTTTGGAGCGATCCGGACGATTCTGGGAAATCCGTCGAGCGATTCTGTCAAAACGTACCTGAATACGCAGCAGAGTGGAGCCGGAAGCAGCGGCCAGTCAGAAACATTCGACATGCCATCGACGGCAGTGGTGACAGTCCCGTCGCAGATCAAGTACGACTTCCCCGAGACGGGCGCCGGGAACAGTAACCACATTGAAACGCTGGTTTCGCTGCTTCGCGCGTGCGCTGCGGGGATGAAGTTGCCGGAGTTCATGCTGACAGCAAACGTCAGCGAGGGGAATTTCGCCTCGACGCTGGTCTCAGAAGGCCCGTTCCACAAGTCGATGCGTTACGAGCAGAGCTTGATGGTTCAGGAAGACCTGCGGATACTGAAGCAAGCCCTGTGGTACGCTGCGGAGTCAGGAGAACACGATCTGACGACCGCTGACGTTATGCAGGTTGTGCTGGAAATCAAGCCGCCACGAGTTCAGACTCGCAATCGCCAGGAAGATCACGAAGTGATGAAAGACTGGTGGGACCGAGGGCTTGTCGCGAACAAGACAGTTCTGGCTCCGGAAGGACTGGAGTCCGTCGCCGAGAATGCCCAGAGAAAGACGGAGGTCGCTGCAGAACTACCGTTGCCTGCTGGATCGCAGTTCAACACGCAAAACGACGGAACTCCGGGACCAACGGCGGGCAATAAAGCCGATCCGATGAGAGAAAAGGGTGTTTCGAAGAAAGATCCGACTCGAAACGCTTAAATTCGGTTGCACAGCACTTGTCAAGTTCGTACAAAATGACTTATTGTCAATTTGGCGATTTGACAAAAGGAGTTTGCCATGGGATGTGGCTGCGGAAATAAGAAGAAACCGAAGGGCGGCAAAGGCGGAACCAAATGAGTGACATCCTCGTAACAGAAGATGCGTTCGAAGCCATTGCTGAGGATCGAATTGACCGAGAGCGGGGAATTATCCGTGGGGTTAAGTTGCTCGGGTTGCGAAGTCGCAACAAACGCAATTATGACACCCCGGGAGTCCAGAAGTCAGCGATGAAACTGCTGCCGGGGACATCGATTTACATCGACCACCCTCCGACAGCAACGACGAATCGCTCTTATCGGGACAAATTCGCTGTTGTTGGCCAGAAGGTTGAGTACCGTCCCGGCGAAGGCTACTTCGGGGACGTGCATTTTAACCCGAAACATGCTGTTGCAGAACAGTTCTTGTGGGATGTTGTTAACGCTCCGAAGTCGTTGGGGATGTCGATCAATTCCTCAATCAAGTCCGGAAAAGTCGGTTCCGACGGGGACGTGATTGTCGAATCCATCGAGGTTCTCCGGTCTGTCGACATTGTTACGAAGCCGGCAACAACTGCTGGCATTTTCGAATCAGAGGAAGAAGAGATCATGGACCTGAAGACACTCCGCGACAAGCATCCGGAATTAGTGAAGTCAATTCTCGAAGAATCACAGGCGACTGACGCGACCGAAGCCGCGCTCGCCCAGGCGAAGAAAGAGAAGGACGAGTTGAAAGCTCGTCTAGACGCACTGGAAGCCGAACGAGCGACTGAGAAGTTGCGAGGCGAAGTGTCTGCCGAGTTCACGAAGGTCTTCGAAGGCGTGACCATCGAAGCTGACCTGATGAAAGAAATCGTCGAGTGCGCCTGCGAAATGCAGGAAGGTGCTCGCAAGAAATTCAGTTCGGTTCTGT